TTATTTATCGTCTTGCCCGGTCAGCCATTCCATAGACACGCCTAAAACCCGCGAAAGCACAACGAGTTCGTAATCTGTCACGAATCGCGTTCCGATTTCAATTCGGCTTACGCTGTCCCGCTCCATCGTTACGCCCTCGATCTGCAACCGGGCGGCGAGGTCCTCTTGTGTGATTTTGCGGCGGGCGCGGGCTTCTTTTACGCGGTCCCCGCAAAGATTCTTCCGGCCTTTATAGTCGTATATCTTCATCGGCGTTCCTCCCTTTGTGTTAAAGGTCTGCATTTTTCTTGACTTTAACACGCAAAGCACGCATAATTGTGTTAAAGGTCAGAACCCCAGCATTTTCAAGCGGTTCAGCCTTTGAAAAACACAAAGCCGCCCGGTTTCGGACGGCGGAACGGAGGATTTATGAAACGCTTTCTTTCCCTTTGTCTTGCGGCCTGCCTTGCGTTATCTCTCGCGGGGTGTGGCGGCGGGCTGGTCGATCTTGACACGCCCAAATCGGAAGAGTTGTCCGCGCAGTATGATTATTACGCGGATTCCATGAACACAATTCGGGCCGATATGAAGATCACCCCCGAACAGGCCGACGAGGTATTTATAATTCTTGTGTCCTGCGGCCTTGATGAAAAAATTACCAGCATTTATGAGAACGGCGGCGTTTATACGGTTAATTTCGGCGGCGATTCTCTCGACGTTACGTTGAACGGCGGCGCGGTTGATACGGTCCAGCAGGGGCAAGACACGCTTTACCCGGAATTCTCAAAGCACAATGTTTTGATGGACTACGATTTGATCGTAAAGGATGTCAAAAGCGGCTCCGGCGACGTAATCGGCGAATATGCCTATATTCGCATTATGAAAAGACAGCTTGAAGAGATCACGGAAGAAAATTATAAAGAGTTTGCCGAATCTGTCGTGAAAGACAGCGGTTACAACTGGGTGGCGATTCTCTGCGACGACGGCACGGGAATTTGTTTCCCCGGCTCTATGTACTATGTCGCCGATTATGGCAAGCAGGACGCGGACGGTTCCATTTCGGAAAGCTACGGAACAATTACGCTGAACGAAAGCGGCGGCTATACTTACGATAAAGCCGAATAACAGGAAAGCAAAGCGGCGGGCGCAAAGGCCCGCCGCTTTTTTGCTTATTGAGCGCCCGCCGCCGTATCAAGCGTCGTTTCAATCCATTCATTCAGGGACATTCCCGCCGCTTCCGCCGCGGCCTGATACTTCGCCTTTTTACCTTTCTTCACGGACGGGTAAAGGCGATCATAATTGTTTTCATTATACCGCCTTTTTGCGTCCGTCGCGGTCTTTCCGCGGGGCGTTTCATATTTTCCGGGCATTTGAACCCCTCCTTTTCTGCCCTTTATTTTACCACGGCGTTTATACTAACGCAAGTATAAATATTGCATATACTAACGCAAGTATATTTGTTCACTTTGCCGATTGACTATATACTAACGTTAGTATATAATAATAATCAGAAAGAGGGAAACAAAGCCGCCCGGTTGCCGGGGCGTAAAGTTCGGCAACGGCCAACCTTACGGGCCGACACGAAAAGGGGGCCGACACGGTAAACGACAACACTTCAACTTCGGTTTAATATATGGGAGGTAGTCAAATGAAAAAGTTTGAAATCGGCAAGGAATATTTCGATCACAGCATTTGCAATTACGATTGCGTGTTTACTATCAAGATCGTCAAGCGTACCGAAAAAACCGTGACTTTTGAGCGGAACGGCAAAACCCGCCGGGCAAAGCTGTTCAGCGACGAACGCGGCGAATATATCATTCCTGACCGCTATTCTATGGCCCCCGTTTTCCGCGCTGAATGTGAGGTTCAGCCGGAAGAGGAAGCCGCCGCGGAAGAATCCGCACCCGCTCCCACGGAGGGCGCGGCCCGCTCGATCAGCTTTGACGTTGACCAGCCCGCCGACGAAAGCGCGGTTGTTGTTATGGTCGGCCAGCGCGTCGAATGCGTGTGCGGCGCTTGCTATCCCGTTCAGGCCGGAACCGTGATCGGCTTTGAATCTTCCCCGGCAACCCGTTTCTTTCCCTCTTGCGTGTATGCCGTGATTCGTTGGGAGGACCGCCCGGCGGTCCCCGAACGGGTCCGCCTGTCCGATATTCACCGCCGCGGCTGGCGGTCTGCGAACGGCTCCCCGCTGGGTGTGTTCGTAGCTGGATAATTTACCGGGGCGGCATAGACCCGCCGCCCCTCTTCATGGAGGGTTTCAAATGTGGATTGATTGTTATACACTACCCAAAGATCAGGGGATTTGCTGTGAACATTGCGGCACGTACATTCGCAACGTTTTTGTTCTCCACTTCGACGACGGTTTTTCTTTGAAATGCGGTGTCGAATGCTTCAACAAGCTTATAAAGAAAACCAATTTAACCCAATACGGCGCAAAGCTGTTAAAGAAGCAGGCGGACCGTATAAAGGCATTTAACGAAATGCGCGATAACTGGACCCGTTGGCAAACCCCGGAAGAAGCGGAATCCGACGGCTGTTTTCAGCGTATCGAGGACCCGGACAAGCCCGGATTGTGGCGCATTCGTACACAAGCAGAGTTTGAAGAAGAAAGGGCGTTTATGCTGAATAATCTTATTCCGTACAGGATCAGCGAAATTCAAGCGGAAACAAAAACCCGCTTCAAAAACGTTCGTGTTAAGTCCGATTGATCGACGCGCCGCCGAACCTCCCACGGCGGCGCAAAATTTCTTGAAAAACTTTGCTTTTCCCTCTTGACTATATACTAACGTTAGTATATAATTAGAGACAGAAAGGGGGTGAAACGGTGAAGAAGAAAAAGAAAAAGCCTACGAAATCGCGGATTGATGTTCGCACCATCATTGTTTCCGCAATCGTAGACTTTTTGGTGGGGCTTGCGCTACTGCTGATCGACAAGCACACGTAAGCTAACCCCGTATTCTATGGGCGGGTTCACCGCCCGCCCATAGAATACACTTTTTCTTCCGATCTGTCAATTATGCTTGTAAAACTCGCAATATTCCTAATTGCCGCCGCCGTTGTAAAACTCATTGTTTCCGTCGTAATCTATTTTAATCATAAGAAAAAGGGTGAGTGATTATGAATAAAATTCGTCGCAAGGCTCTTCAAGAGATTTACGACAAGCTTTCTGATCTCCGGGAAGAGTTGGAAGCTATCAAGGATGAAGAGGACGAAAGCCGGGAGAATATGCCCGAAAACCTGCAAGGCTCCGAACGTTACGAACAGTCGGAAACCGCTTCCGGCAACATTGATGAAGCAATGGAATATTTAAGTTCTGCTTGCGATAGTATCGAAAGCGCTATGGAGGGTTAACAATGAAAAAGCAGGCTGAAATGGTCCGAAACGGCATGATTTCCGTTCCGAATATCTCTATCGAGTACAAAGGGTTTACAATTCGCCCAAAGCTTGACATGGGTTCTACTCCTTGGCTCGTAAACGGCAACGAATACCGCCGCGGCTATATTGTAACCCGTAACGGCATTCAAATCATGCCGGGCGGCGCGTGGTTTACTTCTGTCATTGAAGCGCGGTTTGCTATTGACATTCTCATTGAAGCAAGAGAGGATGGCCCGACATTTTGGAATCTTTGGAATGAATACAGCGGTCGGAATGAATACGAATCAGTATAAGAAACAGAAAAAGCCCGCCGGGAGGACCCCGGCGGGCTTGTGTTTTTGTCCGAATCGGACGGTTTTTAATTTTTCGCGGGTTCGGCTGCGCCCTCCGCCAGCGTTGCTTCCACGCCGACGGCCAGCAGGTTTTCCACGGTCGGCGCTTCGATGTAGCCTTTCAAATTGTCGTTCGCGCCCCACGCCTTTTTTGCTTCCTCCAGCGCGGCTTCAATCATGTTCGCAATGTCCTTTTCGGTGAAAAGCAGTTTCAGCACCGCGGGGATTCTCTGATAAATCCAGTCCGCAACGGCGGCAAACTTCAACGAACCCGTGCCGCCGCCGAATTGCTTTTCGGCCTGCGTTACAAGGTTGAACAGGATTTTTTCAAGAATCTTCGTTTCGCCGCGCTTGATAAGAACGACGATCACCACAAGGAACGCGAGGACAACCAGCACGCTGTCCCAATTCGCCGCAAGAAACGCAAGAATGTTCATGTCTTTTTCTCCTTTCAGCCCACGACGGAACAGGCGGATTCAGGGACCCAGCCCAGCCCGTCAATGTGTACGCCGCATTTGCGGCCCGGATAGTAATATTTGACCGTGTACGTGCCGTTCACGGTCATTCCCTGCCCGTTTCCGTTGCTGTCCCGGTATAGCGGGCCGGAATACTTCACGCGCGCGCCTACGCGCATTTTCGCCGCGGTCGTCCCGCTCCCGGCGGAGGTCCCTCCGACGGCCTGCACGTCCGCCGCGTCAACCCAGCCGTAAACCGTGGACCCGCCGCCGCTTTGCTTGATAAGGTGGTAAGGGTGCTTTGCTCCCTTTGCGATTGCCGTTACCTTTGCCGTTCCCGGCTTGCAGGCCGGGCCGCTGGCGGCGTTTGCGTTTGTGTAATGCTGATTGCCCGTAAATCGCACCACGTCGCCCACACCGAACGCAAGCGCGCCGGAGGTATCGGAGGACCCCCCGGACGTTCCGGCCTGTCCTGCGCCTTGTGTGGCGTTCGTGGCGGGCTTTGTCGTGATGTTCGCATAGTCCGGCAATCCGTACCCGCGAATATATCGCCCATTGACGGCAATATTGCGGTATCCCACCGCGTTGCTTATATTGCCCTCAATGACTTTGATTGTGGACCCCGTGACCGAAACGACGATTCCGACGTGATCGGGCGCGCCCGTGTTGTCGCCGCTCCCGCTGTCCTGCCAATCGTAAAAAATCACGTCTCCGGGTTCCGGCTTGTACGCGTCGTCCTCTTTCCACCTGCCCAGCTTTTTATACAGTTCGATCATTTTTCCGCACCCGCATTCGGTCGGCATGATCGAGGTTGCCCCAGCCTGAATACTCACGGTCGAAACGTAGCACGCGCACCACGCGTCCGTGTACTTCATGGCATAGCCGCGGGCCAGCGGCTTGTGGGAATTGTATATGTTGATGATTTTCTTGTGTGAACCGTCGCTTTCCTTGCACCCGTAAAAGCTTTGTGCAATGGCAACGATATTTTCACGGTTTTTCTTTTCCGTTGCCGTCATGGTCTGTTCTCCTTTCTCCCCGGCCCCAGCGCCGTCGTAGGCTGTCAGGCCGTAAGATTCGATAATTTGAATCAGCTTGTCCGCGTAATTCGGGTCTGTGGCGTATCCTGCCGCCTTGATTGCCCGGCAAGCGGTTTTATAGTCCCGCTCCCCGACAACGGCTTTATAGCGCGCCAGCCCGGTCAGCAAGGCCGAATGATCGGCGACGCTCTCCGCCCAGCTTCCGTAGGCCCGGAAAAGCGCGGTGATCGTGGTATAGGTCGCGCCGTCGTAACACTCTTGCGTTTTCGCGCTGTAAACCTTGCCTTTCCACGATGACCCGGCCTTGATTCCGAAAAGGGCGTTCGCCTTGACCGTCAGGCCGGATTTTCCCCATCCACTTTCAAGGATTGCTTGCGCAATCGTAAGGGACGCGAGAACGCCGCTTTTCTGCATATCGGCGACGGCAAGGTTGCCCACCCGCTCGATGAAATCTTTCTGTTCTTTTGTGATTGCCATTGTTTGACCTCCGCTTATGGCTGAATGTTGTTCAGGTCAACGGGCATTCCCTCCGTTGCTTCCGGGTTCGCCTTTTTGATCTTCACAACGTTTTCGCATTTTGCTTTCCACGAATAAAAGCCGATCACCGTTGCCGTGGGCGCGCCGACGTAGGTTAGAAATACCCCAAGTTGCGACGGGTCAATGACAACGGCCCGAACGCCCACGACGAACCCGCCGAAATAGGTTAAGAGAACCGCCCAAAGAACAAGCTTTGAACACTCGATCTTCGGGCGGTTTTTCTCTTTATTCTCTTTACGGCGGCGGGGCTTCCGGCCCCCGAACAGCAAAACAGCGGCAAGCCCGCCGATCAGCCCGGCGGCGGCGCTTAATAGATAGCCCATGCCGCGCCGCCTTTCTTATTCGTCCGGGTGGTCCGTGTGGTCCGTGATGTTCTCCAGCCGATCAATGCGCTTGTGTGCCTGCTTCGCGGATTGTTCAACCGCCGTAAGCCGGGAAATAAAGTCGGTGTTCGTCTTTCTCTGCTCCCGCTGTTCGGCTTTGATGTCGTCGATTCCGCCTTTGATATAGCCTATTTCCGTAAGAACGGTCGCGTCCTGCTTCGCGTCCGCCGTGGTGTCGCTCTTCTTATTCCGCGTAAAGGCGGCATAGCCGAACACGATTGCACAAATCGGGCTTAAAATCCCGATAATGGTAATGAAATCTTGCATTCCCTGTTACCTCCCATGAAAGAAATCCCCGTAAACGCTTTTCAGCGAATACGGGGTATCGGGAGGTTTGCCGCCCCTCCCATACACGGCGGAATCATAAGCCCAAATCAGCCAGCGGGCGGTGTCCTCCGCCCATATCGCAAGGGGCATAATAAAGAACCAAAGCAGGCCGAACGCCGGGCAAATCTGCCCCAGCACGTTGCCGGGCTGATTGCTGTAATCCCAAACGTTCAGGCCCAGCCATAGGTTCAGCACGCACCCGCTCACGAATTCCACGACAAGGACGATCAGCGCGCCGATTACCGCTTGCAGGACAACCGGGGCGCGGTAGAACCGGGGAATTTGATTGATCGCCCCCACAAGGACCCCGCACAAGCCGCCGACGATCAGCATAGAGGGGTGGGACCTGCCGCGGAACAGCACTTCGAGGGCGACATATACCATTCCCAGCGCGGCCCAAAGCGTCAAAATCCGTTTCATACTTCACCACCGCCCGCCGCTTCGATGATTGCCGCCATGCTTGCCGCAAGGTCGGCGGGAAGTTCTGCGCCGTAGGTGATCGCCGGGAGTTCGTCAAGCCCGGCCCGCTTAATCCACGCGTTCACGTGGTTGCAGTATGTCCGATGGTAAAAAACGTGTGCGGTCGCGGCCTGCGCCAGCACGGTGAATTCCTCCGCCGGGTACATTCGGCAAAGTTCGCCGTCGGCGTGGTACGGGACCGCCGCCGCGCCCTCTTTTACCACCTGCGCTTGTGCCAGCAACTCTGTTTGATCGTGTTCGGTCAAACTGTAATGCGAACCGTTCACGTCAATTCCGGCATAGATCGCCGCGGAACACTTCGCGCCGATCTCCTGTTTCTTTACCGCCCGGACCTGTTCAACGTCGTTCCAGTCGGCAGGCGGCTGGATTCCCATCCGCTCCAGCCGCATATTACGAATGCTATCTTCTCTGTGCTGTACGCTCATTCAAAATTACCTCCCACGGAAGAAATAAAGCAATCGCCCGTCGCGTCGTTGCGCTTCACCTTGATTCGGAAGTTATAGCCCCACGCGTCAGCCGTCTTTGTGGTGTTGGAAAGGAAAAATTTGCTCCCGCTGGTGACGGCCTGCGTCACGTCCTCCCATGTGGGGGAAGCGTCGTTGCCGTTGTTGCACACTTCAACGGTGAACGTTGCCCCCGCCGGAATCTGCCGGGTGACGCTCATAATTGCTTTTGTAATCATGTCGTCGGCGGCAAGCGGGGCCGCAAGGGTCAATTCAATTTCGGTTTCGTTCTTCGTGAACGTATAGGTCCGGGTGACGGTGCCGCCGTAATCGTCCGTCGCGGTGATCGTCAGGGTGTGGGACCCGTTCAACAGCTTCACCCATTCCGCCGCGGTGACGTTGAACGAATAGCTTTGCCCGCTGGTCGCGGTGAAGCTTCGTTTTTCCGTGCCGTCGATCTTCTCGACAACCGTTACCGTCTGCCCGCTGTCCGGGTCGGTCACAACGTAGGCTTGCGCAAACGCCCCGGTCTTTGTGCCAAGGTCCGAATCTGCGCCGTCGATGGTGGGGGCGGTGTTGTTGATTACGGTTCGGGTCGCGCTGGTGGTGTACGCCGATTCTGCGCCCGCGCTGTCGTAAGCCTTGACCCTGTACGCAACGCTTGTCCAGCCCTTTGTGATCGCGTCGGTGTACGTCCTGTTGATTCCCTTGTAAACCTGCGTCCACGAACCCCCGTCGTACTGCCTTTCGAGGGTATAGCCGGAAAGGTTGCCATCTTCATCCGTGGCGGCTCCCCAAGTCACGGTCAGGCTTTCGCCGCCGCGAACGCTGGTCGGAACGTCGATACTTGCAGGGGCAGAGGGGGCAGATCGGAAGAGCAC